AATTAAAATCATCCCCGGCAGACATGTAATACACTACCTGTTTGGATGAAGTTGTGGCCGTAGGGCCGGAAGAAAAGATAACCTTATTGCGAATACAATAAGAATCTGCATTTGAAAAATTTGTCCCATCAGAAATACACTGGATGGGAGTATCTGAATAATAAGGTACACTAACCTCACACATGCGATTTGTTGTTCCATCAACATAATGTGAGAATACTGAATTAATATTAAAAGTATCTTCAGGGGGGGAAGTTGGAGCATTAAAAACCGGTGGTTCGACGTTACCATTAACGTATGAAACATCAGAAATTCTTGCGTAATTAGCAAAATTCTGAATAGCAGAATCACCAGTATTTGCATTTCCTACTAGAGCTTTATATCTTCTTGAACCACGCCAAAATCTATATATTTTTGAAATATATTCAATTGGTGAAGTACAATTAGTATAAGCTCCAGCAATAAATCCGCCACTGGAAAAAACTTTAATAACTTCAGGATTAAGACTACTAGTAAGTGTACCAAACCATGCAGGATCAAAAACTGTTTCATTAACAGTAAGATTAGTAGTAGTACCAAGTTTAATAGCATAAGGAACAAATCTTCGAGTTAATTCACGCAAATTGTGAATAGACTCACCCATACACAATGTGCGTGAAGCACCAAAAGCATTCGAGCTATCAAACATTTTAGAAAATTCAGAACCATCCAATTGTGTCATATGATCTGAAGCAGGTGTAATATTTTGAAACGCTTGAGCTTCAGGAAGATCATTTACAACTTCTTCAGGTTCATTAAGTAAAAAGTCAGCTAAAATTTCATCAGGAAGAGGTGGGGGTGAAGTATCACGTTTAGAACGTGACAACAAAAGACTTGGAACTTCTCCGAGCCTACAAGGAACAAAGGATGACATAATGGGAACAGAAAATTCAATATCTCCAGAACTAACCCAAGTAATAATATCAACAGTATTAGAAGCAGCACCAGCTACTCTCAAATTATTCAAAACCTCAATGTTAATAACACCAGTACAAAACTGCAAATTATTACTACCAACTAAAGAATTTACAGAAGTAGTAGGACCAAAAGGATTAGCTGAAGTATGTGAAAAAAGATCACAACTTAGCCAAGGTTTAGGGGAAACAAAAGGGATTTCAATATCAATTTCAGAAGATATGGATAAATCAAGAATCCAAGAATATGCGTTATCCGGATCATAAATATTACTAGATACGAGTGCACCTGGGTGATACGAAATTCGTAATCTACCGGTATGAAATCCGGTTTTTGCAACTGAGATTCTATATCGCATTGTTCCATGCCAGTATCTGAACATTGATGTAACAAATGCCAGTAAACTAGGTTGAAACAAAATACCTGAAACGTTGCAAATACCGGGACTAACAAAAATAGAATAGATTTTTCCTGTAGTAGTAGTAGTCCAAGGGTCACTCCTAAGGTAACAGGACTTCTTACAGACATAACCGATATCCATTTCATCAATAGAAGTACTAAAAACACCTGGACTAACACCAATTGAATTATCAGGAACAGCAGCGAGGGCAACGGAAGCATCTTGACCAGTAACATGGGTATAACCCTTAGCAGGGATAGGAAAAAATGGTACAAGTGCTTGTACATCAGTAGGTTTAGAAAAGCCTGTGGAAGCAAGAGACCCCAGTCTCTTAATCCACCCCAAGGGAGTAGAAAGAGCAGAAAGCATAGGGAGTTGAGACATTGAACTCAATGTCTTGTAAGCATTTGTAACAACACCAGTCATAGCAATGACTTCAGATTCAGTAGCCTGAGCACGAGGATAATTACGATACCATTCATCTTCCTCATCCTCATTAGACTGAGCAAGAATAAAAGCAGAAATAGAAGCAAGAGCAGTAGCATAATTAAAATTAGTAGCAGCAAAACTAGTAAATTTATAAATTTGACCAAAAGAAGCACCATTATTAATTGAAACTTTAGCATCAGCAATATATTTAGCTTTAGCATAAGGAGGAAAAATATAAATTGATTTAGTACCCGAATTAAAAGAAACCAAATAACCAGTAGTAATATTTTCAACATTAATTAATCCAGAATAAACACTAGGAATGATTAAAGCAGTGGCAGACACAGTAACAAGATTATTATTAATAGCATACAAATACAAAACATTGTCACTTTCATAAGCTCTATCAGGATCCCAACTAAAACATTTAAAAGCAGATTCATCAGGGGTGGCTACACTAAAATAAGAAGATGTGGCATTGTAATAAATAAAATCAGTAACTATAAAACCAGAAATTCCAAGTGGAGCACTCTGAGTGGTAACCAGAACTTTTTCATCATTATCAAGAACTCCTCCAATTTTAGTACCAGAAGGAAGCAAAACAAAATTTCCAGTAGTTGTAACAAGCAAAAGGGAATCATTTAAAACAACAGAAGTTCTGTCACCAGCTGTAACAGAAACATTAAAAACCAAATCATTCCAAGCACTTGAAGTAAGCTGATCACCAGCACGATCAATTTTAACACCTTCAGTAATTCTAAAATAATCATCGGGTAAAATTCCTCTTTCAACACCTGTAGGCATTGTAAGATCAATATTTTCAAACCAAGCAAAAACAGAAAGCGAAGCATCAGAAATAGTAAGGGGAGAAAGTACAGTAAGAAACAAATCACCCATAGTACCTTCACCAGAAGTAAGGGTATAATGAGAATTGGGAGCACAATAAGGAATAGAAAATTCTACTGGCATACCAGATGCAACATCCAATTCAACACCAGGGTAACCAGTTTTTGCAGCCATATTGTCTGCAGAAGTTTGAGTACCACTACCTAATTCATAGGGGGAAAAATAAATCCAAAGCTTTCCTTGTGAAAAAGCTTGAGCATTAACCATAATTCTAATTTTAACATCAGCTTTAAAATATGTAAAATTTGTAATTTTCCTAATAATATTTGCAGATTTATTCAAAATGGAAGTAGGGAATGTAAAAACAGAATTTGAAACAGAATCAGTGGGATACTGATTAATTAATTTAGCAGTACTCCAAAGGGAAGAAGAATCAGTCAAAAGCACTGGTCTCGACAAAATATCGAGAATGCCATGAGTTCTAGATTCTTCAGCAAAAGATTTCCAAGAGGAACTCTCAGTAATCATAGGCTTAGCGCCTGAAGTAAGGGAAGCATCATCAGCAAATGTAACTAGCTGATGAGTCTCAATATTGCCTAAAGGCAATGAAGTTTGTTCACCTGTATTTGTAGCAATCAAAAATGGTTTAAGAACCGCCAAGAGTCTGATTAAACTCAAGGTAAAAACTTGTTGGATTAGTAGCCTACATTTTAGAACCCACACACTAATCAATAGAAAATAAAATTTTCTGGTTCTATTTTATAAAAACGAATCTAATTACTAATTTTCAAAAATAACCTGAGACCAGGCTTTGCTGTGCAAAACTTTTACAACAATTTGTTTTACACCCTTAGCTCAGGATTTGGTGCCATCATTTGTCCATAGGAGGTGTTGAAAAATTCAACATATTCTCCATAAGTCAAAATGATAGGCTGTTTTAAAATACTTGCTACACAAGCTTGCTTAATCAATTTTGTCGACTGTTCAAAAATTTCTCTACCATGCAATGAAAGTTCCATTGCAGCAGTCTGACAATTGACACCACAAGCTTCTTCGGGGTCTAGCTCACCACGAATCCAATTAACCATTTCCATACACACTCCATATTCAAGAGGGGCAGTATAAATACTTCTCTCTTGATCATATCTGAATCTTCTTTTCAAAAAGGAAACCTCATCCAAAGTTCTAAATGCTTTTGCATCTGTAGCAGAACTTTTCAACTCATCAGTGTATTCCATTCCAATTTCAGAAAAAGCTTCAGTCATAGTGTGTTGGTTAAACCAACCAACAACACGCTCAGAAATGTTCAAAACATTATCATCACCATAAGAAATCATTGAAACATTTTCATTGAAATCCTTCATGTTGACAATTTTTCCAACCTTTCTTGCGCACAAAATAAAAACAATACGGCACACAACAGAATTATACAAAGAATTCAAAATTGCAGTCAATGGATGACCAGATGGATGTCCATGAGTCCAAAGGTAGATGTTATCACCTTCAATGTGGATAGAATTGATCAACTCTTTCCACAAAATAGCACGGATTTGTTGATTTTCTTCTCCATCTCCATACCATTCATTAATGGCTTTTCCAATTTCATCCAAAATTTGCAAGATCAAAGTTCCATCAAAATTTCCAAAATCACCAGCAACAACATTCAAACCAAATTTCTTCAAATGTCGGGCCAAATGGGTCCAATCAAAAGAATATGGGTTAATTCCTACAGCTATTTCATTGTTAATTCTATTTTCAGCAACATGTGCACAAAATCCCAAATAATACTTTCTAGCAGCAACTACATAATCCATTGGTCCAGCAGCAAACACTCTTGTTTTTCCAACTCTGACTTTCTCGAGGGGTCTACGTTCATCCTTCAAAGTATCAATCCAAACAGTTGGATATCTCTCATTATTCAAAGCCATATTTTCTCGATCAATCAAAGCTTTCTCCAATTCTTCATGCATTTTATACTCACCTTGTGGATCAGAAGTCCATTTCATCTTACCTTTTCCAACCCTAGTTTTAATCCAAGGGTATCCAGGAGATGAACTTCTGTTCAAAGGATTAGAATAAATATCATCAGAAACACCAGCAAGAGCTTCTTCATTTGTTAACACTCTTTTTCTAGTCTTATCTGAAGTTTGATGAAGTCTTAAAACATCATTCACAGCAGCTTTAATCAAATCAGGGTCCATAAATGGGGGAATTTTTCCAGTTTTCTTCAAACCAGCTAACACAGGATCATGAATTTCTCCACTTTCTAAAACAACTCTTCTAGAAAGAACAGCGGGGGCTGAAATAACTGGCAAAACCTTGCCATGAATCATAGATTTTCTCAATGCAGTTTTTGAAGGAGAAGCAACAAGAAGGTTGCTTTTAATGGCAGGTGTAAAATCGCCATCTGGAATAGAAGATAATTCTCCTCCTTCTTTCTCAAATCTGCATAGATCAATCTTAATTTGTGCATCTCTGGGGACATCTTTCAAAGCATCTTCAATATCACGAATATTCAATGGAACAGCATAACCTTTTCCAGTTGCATCACCAGCAACATGAATTCCAATAATTTTCTTTGGTAAATAATTGCTCAAAGCAATCAACAATGAACCACAATCTCCATTTGATGTATTCATAATATATTGATAGTGCATGCGCAAATAGCGCAAACCTCCAGTAACATTTCGATCAATATATGGGAGTGGATTTTCATTGTTAATAGCAGTAGCAGTTGCAAACCTTTGATTGTAGATGTTTCGATCTTTAATAACAGTTGGTGTAATCAACATTGCTGGGATAGTATTAAACTTCCCCATGGTTTCAGAATCAACAATAGCATTCAAAATGTCTTGATGATCGTGAATCACATTGGGAAATATAATAATCATAGCATCCTTTTCTTCACCATTTGCATATTGCAATTTCTTAAATCTCAATTGATTTATTGGAATGCAATAACCATCTGGTTTAAAAGGACCATCAATTTTGATTTCACCACCACTTCTACTAACTAAAATAGGTTCAAGATGTCCAACAGTGACAGCAACTCTACCACGCAAGAAAACACAATTAACATGTTGTTTCCATTCTTCTTCACTATTATTCCTGGTAGAAATCATGTACGTGTTTACGTAAATTCTTTTACCAAGTGTCATAGCATTTGGATCGGAAGCCATTTCAGCAGAAATTGGGTTAACTTTATGAATAGTTTCTGAAACTTTTTGACTTAAAAATTCTTCATCTTCAACATTAGATTCTAACATAACTTCATGCAAAAATTCTTTATAGGTGTCCACAGCTTCAACTTTAGCTTTGGGTAAATGCGTTGTAATATTATCACCTGATTGAGAATTTTCAACTTTCGCTCTCACTTGATGTGTTGTAACATTATCACCAGACTGAAATTCACTAGAAATTTTTCGACATCTATAACATAGATGAGGAAATGTCATTGAAATTTCTTCTGGTTTTATCAAGTGTGAGTGAACGAAGGTCATTCCACATTTTTCACATGCGTGAGCATGTTTATGAACAGTTCCAAGTTCAAGGCCTTCATGCTTATGAGTCAAATTAACTTCAGCTTCACGGAGACCATTAACAGCGTCTCTATAAACTTTATAAGCATTATTATACCTATCTCTTGCAACTTCATATTCAGTCACACTACTAGAAAAAGTAGCACGATAAGCTCCATACATACAAGCAGCACAAATTGCAAAATAACCAAGCATAATTGTCATATCAATATTCTGTTTGCACCAATTAGTACAATCTCTCAAAAAACCAATAGAAGAATCCTTAATAACATTAATAATGTTCAAAATTTTCTTTGAAACTTTTTGCTGAGCATTGGGCTCAACAATTTGGAAATCCATAAAAATATCATAAAATACATTATCACGATTATTCAATCTTTGCAACATAAATTCAAGCAGGGACTTTTCACAACCAGGCTGAAAACCAAATTTCTCCACACCCAATCTTGGATGCCAACAATTATCATTCTCACAAACAAGGTTTCCATCACTAAGAAAATCAATAGCAGTCTCAGGATCTTGGAAAATCGTTTGAAATTCAGGTCTAGCAAAAGCAATTTGAGTTTTAATATTCAAAAAGCTCATATGTGCAGACAAAAAATTCAAAACTCTTTTCCAATCACCATTGGCTTCTTCAAGTGCATCCATCAAACAATCTCCAAATGGAGTAAATGCCAAATGCCAGTGATGTTTTTCAGATTCATGCACATAAGCAAGGTGGGTGGTTGTATCATAAAGTTCAAAATCAAATCGTTGTTTCTTCCATCTCTTAGCATTAAGAGCAGAAGTTTTGCGAATACATTCAGGAAACATAGGGGAACAATTTTGTTCAACAACAGCATCAAAATAATCATCAGCTTGTGCAGCAGGGATCAAATCACTCATAGTAAAATGTTTGGGGGAAACAACTTTAAATTTCTTATCAAGTTCATCTTTGATTTTTCCAATATCAAGCTTCAAAGGAATTTGCATATAAGCAGACAAAACATTTGTCAATTCAAAATGACGATTCATTTTCTTTGCATAATTTTTACAAACCAAATCTCTCAAAGAATCAAATTTAATCCAAATTGGGGAAGGATTGGATCCATTACCATCATCACGCCACAATCTACATTCATAAATTTCAGGTACAAGGGGAGAACCAAACTTTTGAACAACAGCTTCAGCATCTAATTTTTGGGAATTGGGTAAACGATACTCTTCAAGAACGCGAACTTCAACTGACATATCAATACGTCTATGAAAAGCATCTTTTGAGATCAGGGATTCAATTGCATAAGTCTGACAATTGGACGAAAGCAAAACACATTTCGATGAGAAATATGTTTTATCCTTTTGTTCAAGTGCAGCCATATGCAAACACATAGGAGCTAAATTTCCAAAACGAATCATTTCCATAAATTCAGTATTAGGTTTTGCTTGAGAATCACGAAGTTGTCCAAAATCATCATACAAAACAATAAGCTGATTACGATAACCATCAAAAAATTCTTGTTCAACATTTCTTGGGTAAATTTGATTTGCCCAATCTTCAGAAGCAGTACCATCACCACCACACAAAATATCTTCAGTTTTCAAAATATCACCAGCAAGAAGGTACATCATACCAGATTTTCCAACTCCAGATTCACCAAAAAGTTGAATAATCAAAGGTTCAACTTTGGGACCAGCACTAAATGCACCACTCTTACTAACTTTATCATTCAAAGCAGCAATAATTCGTTGACAATTTTCAATAGATCTTTTCATATCCATTGGCAACTTCAAATGTGCACTTCTAGTAACAAATGTAACACCTTGCAAATAAAGTCTTTCAATATGTCTACACAAAACAGCATCTGTTTGAATATTCTCAAGAATATCATTGCTTGAAACTTTTCCAACTTCCATCGCCCAAATCTCAATGCCAGAAATAAATTTCTCAGCTTCTCCAATTTCACGACAATATCCATGAAAATATTCAAAACAATAATCATACAAAAAACTAACCAGTTTTCCAAGACCCTTCCACGAATTATCCATGGCTCTCATAAAATTTCCAAATTTAGTAGCAGAAACAACGAAATCATCAATTGAAGAAGATTTTGGAACACTTTTCAAAAACATTGTACCAAACACAACAGAAACAAGTGTTGCTAAGGCAGTAAAAGACTCCTTAGAAACAATTTCTTCTTCATTTGATTGTGCATTTCTACCAAGAAACATTGCAATAACAAGGGGTAAGCAAGAAATTAAAATGCGGACAGCTTCATTTGCATCAAGAATGGGAACATCAAAATTCAAAAAGAAATCCAAAAGGGACAAACCAACAATGGTGGAATTCCAATCAGAAGCATAGCAAATGCCAATCTTAGTAATCAATGACATAACCTTTCTCAAATTATCTCCAGAGAAAGTAGATTGTGCCAAAGATGACAATTGATCAATGATTGGTTGAACACTAATGTTATGATTAACATTAATGTCAAACAAACTTTGAGCTTCTGGAAGAAATTTCTTCCATTGGGGAAATGATCAAAATGAGAATAATCAACAACAGAATAATTTTTAATCAAAGGTTCAATATTGCGGTAGATTATTTGGAAGTCAAGTTGACTTTTGTCCAAATGGACTTGCAAAATTCCAACAGTTGTAGTTATGTCGAAATAAAGTGCATTGTGTTTTTGGGGTTTCTTCTTCCAAGCAATCAATTTTCCACGAATAGAAATTAAATCTAAAATAGAACACTCCAAATGTCCATGAGTTAAAACTCTTCGTGTTAACATACGTTTTGTAGCATTGTCACCAGTATTCCACCATTTTTCAAATTGGCCAAAATTCCAATATGACTTACAAGAAGCACATTGAGCTTCAGGCAAAGCATCAAATTTAGGGTTAACATGAGTGAAATCATCATAAATCAAAAACTCAGAAATATTAAAGAAACTTCCATCTTTATGAGAATTCATACAATGATTAATTCCAGCTTCAACAGTTTTAAATAAGAAACCACAAAAAGCACAACGACAACCACCAAGCATTTTACAAAAATGATTGTTAAGGGGTTTGTCACAGAAGCAAGATAAATCACATTGGCCAATACAGCCGTTGTTTTGTGTGTGATTATAAAAAGCTCTCTTTGACTTAAAAACTAAATTGCAAATGTTGCATCGAACTTCATTAGAATAGATAGAGACAGATTTACCCTGAGGGGTAATTAGTTCATAGGAATTGTAAAGCATCTTTGAATTAGACATTGTGAATATTTATTTTCTCTCTGTAAACTTTAAAATGTAAATCTTAAATTGTGACCATAAATGAATTAAAAATTTTTAGTTGGTAGCAGTTTATGTTGTTAAGTAAACTTGCTTCCAGAAAAACTCGGAAACTAACGTTTACCACCGTCATAAAATGTATTTTTGTGTTACGGAACATATATGTTTAAACCGTTTTTACAGTATTTACTTGCCCACATTATACTGAAGTACTATACACAGTATTGCTTAAAAATAGAGGCATGCTTTTGGCCAGAAGGACAGATTACTAATCTGTGACCCTTCCTTTTATCTGCATATTTCTAAGCACTGCTTCAACTCTCGAATAGGTACGTAAATCTACACTTGTTAGTAAAAAATTTAATCATTTAAAATTAATTTGTAAAATTAAAATTAAACCCCGTTCAGAAACGAGTAAAAATGTTTTATTATAAAAAGATAGCCCGAAGGCCGAATTAAAATGTTAATATATAATTTAAGGGGCTTTTCGCAATGTATATATAAACATTAAAATAAAATAAAATCAATTAATTGTAGGGCTAAAACCCAAAATCAAATTTTTAAAGTATACTCTAAGGTTAAATTCTAGACATAATCTTCCATCTTTAACGACATAGAGTTTAAAATTAG